TGTTCGTGCCGCCAAAAGAGAATTATATGGTGCCTACAATTAAGATACTTAACTCAGAAATAAGATTTATGGATGGTGCAAACATACCGTGGGCTAATAGAATCACTCATTTATCGAATAACAGCGATTATAGACATACAGTAGCTATGCTGGCAGCGGCCTACGCCGCAAGAGGGCACAAAGTGCTCGTGGTATCAGATCGAGTCGCTTTTTTAAAGAGCTGCGCCGAACTGACCGGAGAAACTGCGGTTTGTGTTACGGGTGAGGTATCGCATGAGGACAGGGAAAAGTTGGTAAATGAGATATTGTATGGAAGTAAGAATGTTTTATATGGTACTCAAGCAATTTTCAGCGAAGGTATCTCTGTCAACACTCTTAGTTGCCTTATTCTAGCAACACCTATTAATAATGAACCATTGCTCACGCAGTTAATAGGACGAGTCATTCGAAAAAATGAAGGCAAACTGTCTCCTGTAGTAATAGACATTCATTTAAAAGGTAAGACAGCCCAGAGACAGGCGTCAAACAGAATGGGATATTACATGAAGCAAGGGTACAAAATATCACAGATATAACTAAGATAAAACGCAACCTAAGAAAAATATTTCTTGACAAATACTGGATAATTTGATATAATATGCTCTTATATAATTGGAAGAAGATATTCGACGCAGCGAATGGAAGTGCTAATGACTGTGTCCTTATATTCAAAATGTTGACAGAAGGTCTAATACCGAATAACAGGTACGACAAACTGTACAAATTCTATATAAAGGACTACAGGGGGCAATCTTATTTGGCGCATCCAGATGTTCTTCTTTACAACTTATATAAATACAACAATATTGAAGCGGCTCAGTATATTGCTTTAGCGTCATTAAGACCTTTAGCAGAATATTATGCCAGTGGAACTACAACACTAGACCTGTTTCGTAACCCGATTGACAGGTCACTATTCGAAAACAATAGGCTACTAAATATAGACGATACAAAAGTTCATTTTCTATATGAAGAAGTCCCCAAGGAGAAGCACTAAATGGCATTAACATTTGCAAAATCAAAAGGCGCAGCACAGAAATCTTCAATCAACTCTTTCGCTTATCGCGATGGTGACAATACAGTACGTTTGGTAGGAGATATCCTAGCTCGTTATGTATACTGGATTGAAGGCAAAAACGGTAAGAACATTCCTTTCGAATGTCTTTCCTTTGACCGAAATGCAGAGCGTTTTAATAATAAAGAAAAAGACTGGGTTCGTGAATATCATCCAGATCTGAAATGTGGCTGGAGCTATGCAATGCAATGCATTGATAATGGTGAAGTCAAAGTAATCAATCTAAAGAAAAAACTGTTTGAACAAATTATGACAGCCGCAGAAGACTTAGGTGATCCTACTGATCCTGATACTGGCTGGGATGTTAAATTCAAGCGTAGTAAAACTGGCCCACTTGCTTATAATGTTGAGTATCAGTTGCAAGTATTGAAGTGTAAGCCACGAGCACTCGAGCCAGAGGAACGTGCTTTACTTGCAGACTTGAAATCAATGGATGATGTGATGCCTCGTCCAACAGCAGACGCTCAGAAAGCCCTACTTGATGAATTCCGTCAAGGTGGTGCTGACGAGATTGACGAAACTCTTGAAGACGAGTTCAATGTAGGATGATATTATTTACGGCAGACTGGCACATTAAGCTAGGTCAAAAAAATGTTCCACGAGAGTGGGCATTAAATAGGTATAATTTGTTTTTTCAACAGATTTATGCTATCGAATCAGAGTGCAGTATGCACATCATTGGAGGAGATTTATTTGACCGTCTGCCAAATATGGAAGAACTGGAACTTTACTTTTCGTTTATTCGGAAAGTAAAGATTCCAACCATAATCTACGATGGAAATCATGAAGCTACTAAAAAGAATAAGACTTTCTTTACACAATTAAAGCAAGTCTCAAGGGATATTAATCCTCTAATAAATGTAGTAGATATATCATATATTGATGATGATTTAGGGTTTGGTATTCTACCATATGCTGATTTACACAGAGCAGACAGCATAGAGAAATTTAGTACAAAAAAGCCTCTGTTTACTCATGTTCGTGGAGAGATTCCACCACATGTAAAGCCGGAGATAGACTTAGATAGGTTTGAGAGTTTTCCTGTTGTATTCGCAGGTGATTTACACGCCCATAGCAATACACAGCGTAATATAGTGTATCCTGGGTCTCCTATGACAACTTCTTTCCACAGGAATGTAGTTGAAACAGGTTATCTACTTATAAATGAAGATGATTGGTCATGGTTTTGGGAAAGGTTTGATTTACCGCAGCTAATTCGTAAAACAGTTAGTGATCCAAAAGATATGGTATCTACAAATTATCATCATACTATTTACGAGATAGAAGGTGATATACAAGAGTTGGCAGGTGTCAAGAATACAGAGTTACTAGACAAAAAAGTAGTAAAGCGTTCCTCTGAAACAGCTCTTGTTATTGAAAAAGACATGACTATAGAAGAAGAATTAGTAGAGTATCTAAATTATATTCTTGAAATTAATGAAGACCGCATACCCGATATTATAGGAACTTTTAATGATTACGCTTCAAAAGTTGAAATGGAGTAACTGCTTCAGCTACGGTGCGGATAATGAGTTAGACTTATCAGATAATACTGTTACACAGATAATTGGCACTAACGGTATGGGGAAATCTTCCATACCGTTAATTATCGAAGAAGCACTGTATAATAAGAACTCAAAAGGCATTAAGAAAGCAGATATACCAAATAGATATGTAAATAAGGGTTACAATATTTACTTATCTTTTAGAAAAGACATGGAAGATTATGAAGTTATAATTGACCGTAAAACAAATATCAAGATTCAATTATTTCATAATGGAGAAGATATAAGTAGTCATACGGCTACAAATACATACAAAACTCTACAAGAAATAATTGGTATTGATTTTAAAACATTTACTCAGTTAGTCTATCAGAATACGAATACTAGCTTACAGTTTCTTACTGCAACAGACACAAATCGAAAAAAGTTTCTGATTGATTTGTTACACTTAGAAAACTATGTTAAGCTATTTGAAGTATTCAAGGATGCCGCTAAGAGTAGTGTAGCAACATTAACTTCAATAGAAGCTACTATAGCGACGATTGAAAAGTGGTTAAATGATAATAAATTGAGTGATACTACACTACTGCCACTCAAAAAACTTGAAATCGATACGGAAGAAGATGAGAAAGAATTACGTTCTCTTTCTATAGAACTTCAAAATATCTCTGAAATAAACAGAAAAATTTCTAGCAATAATCAGTATAAGAGTATGCTGGCTAAGATTAACTTGATTGAGACACAAAGTATAAAAGCAACTGAGAAGTTGTCTTACGATAGTCTTCAAGCAGAGTTAGGAGGCCTTAAACAAATCGTAGCGGGGTCAAAGCAAGCCATCGAGAAGATGAAGAAGCTAGGAACACACTGCCATACTTGTGAGCAATCTATTGATCAGTTTCGTATGGGACAGCTAGTAAATACTGAGCAAGTAAAAATAGATGACGCAAGAGTAAGATCCGACAGCATCCAGCAACAGATTGCTGAAATTATAGAAAATAATAAACAATTTGATAAAAAAGTAAAAACCCAGAAAGAGTGGGAAGATTTATACAGAAGTATAGATTCAGAGCTACCTTCTATTGTTTTGAATAAGTCCGATCTTGAAGATAGAATACAAGACTTGGAGACAAAACTGAATGAAGCAAGAGAGAGTATAAACTCAACTGCAAAAGAGAACGACCGCAGAACTAAAAGAAACACTCGTATTCAAGTAATTCAAGAGCAAACAGACGGCTTTTTAGCTGATTTAGCTGAGTGCAAAGAAAGATTTAATACAGAGCAAGCAATAACTTCTAATTTAGAAGTATTGAAGAAGTCTTTTAGTACAAACGGACTGCTGGCATATAAGATAGAGAATCTAGTAAAAGAACTAGAAGAGTTAACAAATACTTATCTTGCGGAGCTTTCTGATGGTAGATTTACTCTTGAGTTTATTGTTGAGAATGATAAATTAAATGTACAAATTACTGACAATGGAAATGTAGTAGATATTTTAGCATTATCTAGCGGTGAGTTAGCTAGAGTCAACACTGCTACACTTATTGCAATTCGGAAGCTAATGAGTAGTATTTCAAAGTCTCAAATCAATATATTATTTCTGGACGAAGTAATAAATGTTTTAGATGAGAATGGAAGAGAGAAACTAGTAGAGGTTTTATTAGGGGAAGAAGGTCTTAATACTTATGTAGTTAGTCACGGCTGGACACATCCATTACTTGAGAAAGTAGAGGTAGTTAAAGCAGGCAATGTTAGTAAATTGGAGAAATGATGAGAAATACTCAAAGAAGGTATATATCAAAAAACCAGCAACGAGCAGCTTCCAGAAGAAGAGTGATGTTGTTAACTAGAGAGCTTGAAAGCCAAGCGGAGAAATCCGAAAAAGAAGATGAGAATGGTAGATTCGAGAGCGAAGGGAGCACGAGGCGAGTATCTAATTAGAGACATGCTGAGAGATGTAACAGGACATAAGTTTGAGAGAGTGCCAGCTTCTGGCGCTCTCGAATACTTAAAAGGTGATTTATATATACCTCATGAGAAGAATCGGTTTTGTATTGAAGTTAAAAACTATGCAGAGTCTCCACTCAACGATTCTATGTTTACAGCACAAAAGACAAACAACCTAATACGTTGGTGGAAGAAGGTAGTAATACAAGCTGAAGGCGGTAACCAGGAGCCTTTATTGTTTTTCAAATATAACCGGTCAAAGCCTTTTGTAGTATGTGCTATAGAACCAAATGTAGTAGAATATATGTATATTAGTTGGTTAGGGTGTTATGTAGCACTTGCTTCTGAATGGCTAGAAAAAGAGAAGGTAGAATTTTTAAATGGCATTTAATTTTGCAGATAAAATTGTAGAAGACAGGCAAGAATCCACATTAATAGTAGATGCACTAAATCTAGCGTTTAGATGGAAGCACCAGGGACGCTCAGACTTTAGATACGAGTTTCAAAAGACCGTACAGAGTTTAGCACAATCTTATAAATGCAAAGATTTAATTATTACAGCAGATTGGGGTTCATCTACTTATAGAAAAAACCTTTGTCCAGACTATAAACAGAATCGAAAAGATAAGTTTGCAGAGCAGACAGAGGCAGAAAAGATAGCGTTTGAAGAGTTTTTCGAAGAGTTTGAAGAATCCTTGAATATACTAGCTGAAGACTATCCTATCTTTCGCTACAAAGGTGTGGAAGCTGATGATATCGCTGCACATCTAGTAAAAGAAAGAGCTAAGTATAATTTAGGTTATATTTGGCTAATATCGAGCGACCGAGACTGGGATCTACTTATACAAGATGATGTATCAAGATTCTCTTATGTTACTCGAAAAGAGGTAAGACTTGACAACTGGGAAGAGCATTATAATGTTACTCCAGATCAGTATATCTCTATGAAATGTCTAACAGGTGATAAAGGTGATAACGTAGCTGGAGTTCCTGGGATTGGCCCTAAAAGGGCCGAACAGTTGATCAAAGAGTATGGAGATGCAATGGATATATACAATATACTTCCTATTTCTAGTAAGTACAAATATATACAAGCATTGAATGAGAGTGCTGATCAATTGTTATTAAATTATGAATTAATGGACTTAATAACTTATTGCGATGATGCAATTGGAGCCGAGAATTTAGCGGATATAGGGCGGAGAATGAATGAACGTAGTAATTGATTATAAACGAGATAGATATCTATCAGAATTCAGTATTAAAACTTTGGAAGATAGATATCTTGTAAATGAAGAAAAATCTCCACAAGAAGCCTTTGCACGAGCTGCTAAAGCTTTCGCCGACGATGAAGCACATGCACAGCGATTATATAATTATGCGAGTAAACTATGGTTTATGTTCTCTACGCCTATTCTAAGCAACGGAGGCACAAACAGAGGATTACCTATTAGTTGTTTTTTAAACTATATTGACGATAGTAGAACAGGTATTACGAATCACTATACTGAGAATGCTTTTTTATCTAGTGTAGGTGGTGGTATTGGTGGGTGTTGGAATAGTGTTAGATCAGTTGGTAGTAAAACCTCAGCGGGGTCAGAGAGTACTGGAGTAATTCCATTTCTAAAAGTAGTTGACGCAGAAATGCTTGCTTTCTCACAAGGTGTGACAAGACGTGGAAGTTACGCAGCATATCTCGACATATCACATCCAGAGATAGAAGAGTTTTTAGATGTACGAAAGCCTACAGGCGGAGATATTAATCGTAAATCTACTAACCTCCACCATGGAGTTGTACTATCTGATAAGTTTATGAACTTGATCGAACAAGCAACATTTATAGAAAATTTTGATGATTCTTGGGATTTAGTAGACCCACATAGTGATAGAGTAGTAAAGACTGTTTCAGCTAAAACGCTTTGGGTTAAATTGATCCAGAATCGTGTGGAAACAGGAGAGCCTTATGTTATGTTTGGAGATACTGTACAAGCCGCTTTACCAGAGAGCCAAAAAGCTCTTGGCTTGAAAGTACATCATTCAAACCTATGTAGTGAAATTACACTCGCTACGGATAAAGATAGAACCGCAGTATGTTGTCTATCAAGTGTAAATTTAGAAGAGTATGATGAGTGGAGCAATGATGAGAAATTCATACCTGATCTAATAAGGATGTTAGATAACGTATTAGAATATTTTATTCAAAATGCCCCAAATGAACTAGAGCGAGCACGATATAGTGCTGAGAGAGAAAGAAGTATTGGATTGGGGGCTATGGGATTCCATGCGTATTTACAAAGACATAATATACCGTTTGAAAGTGCTATTGCGAAAAGCAGAAACATATCAATCTTCAAGCATATTAAAAATAAAGCATTACAAGAAAGTCGTAATCTTGCGGCTACAAGAGGCGAAGCCCCTGATGCAAGAGGCACTGGAGTTAGGAATTGCCACCTTTTGGCAATTGCTCCTAATGCTAGTAGCAGTATTATTTGTGGTAACACTAGTCCTAGTATTGAGCCTTACAGAGCTAATGCGTTTACTCAAAAAACTAAATCCGGATCGAGTTTGATGAAAAATGAGTATCTTGAGCACATTCTTCAAGATTTAGATCAAGACACAGAAGAAGTTTGGAAGAGTATTGTTACGAAAGGGGGCAGTGTACAGCACTTAGACTTTTTAGATGATTATACAAAAGATGTATTTAAAACCGCAGTAGAGATTGATCAAAGATGGGTTATTGATATGGCTGCAGATCGTCAAAAAGAGATTTGTCAGAGTCAATCTTTAAATGTATTTTTTCCTGCAAACGTATCGAAGCAAGAGTTACATGCTGTACATATGATGGCTTGGAAAAAGAAAGTAAAAACTATGTATTATTTGCGTAGTGAAGCAATGAAAAGGGCTGAAACAGTGTCAGACGAGGCACTAAGACAGTATATGTTTGAAAGTATAGATGAGAACGCCTGCGTTGCGTGTGAGGGATAGAATGAGTAACTTACTAGAAGAGAGAGAATATTATAAACCTTTTAACTACCCGTGGGCATTTGAACACTATAAATCACAACAGCATATGCACTGGCTTCCTGACGAAGTTAATTTAGCTGATGATTTAAAAGACTTTCGTGAAAAGTTGAGTCCTGGCAATAAGAAATTATTATCACAGATTTTTCGATTTTTCACACAAGCGGATGTTGATGTATGTTGTGGTTACGCAAAACATTACTTACCAACATTCAAACAACCTGAAGTACGAATGATGTTGTCTGCTTTTGCAGCAATGGAAGCTGTACATCAGGAAGCATATTCACTACTACTCGAAACATTAGGGTATGGTGACGATGAGTATCAAGAGTTCATGAAGCATAAAGCTATGATGGACAAACACGAACACCTTAGTAATTTTGGAATGTCTACTAAGATGGACATTGCTAAAACAATGGCTATTTATTCCGGATTTACTGAAGGAGTTCAATTATTTAGTAGTTTTGCAATTCTACTAAATTTTCCACGACATAACCTCATGAAAGGCATGGGACAGATTGTAACTTGGTCTGTGCGAGACGAAAGTCTACATGTAGAGGGGATGTCACAACTCTTTCGTACTTTTATTCAAGAAAATCCGGAGTTATGGAACGATGATCTAAAGTATGAAATTTATTGTGCGGCAGAACGCTCCGTTGAGCTAGAGGATGCCTTTATTGACCTATGTTTTAATGGGGCTGATGTACCCGAGCTGACACCCGCGGATGTGAAGTTATATATTCGCTACATTGCAGACAGAAGATTATTAGGTCTAGGTTTAAAGAAGATTTTTGGTAGTGATAAAAATCCTTTAAGCTGGCTAGATTATATGTTAAACGGAGTAGAGCACGCAAACTTTTTTGAAAACAGAGCCACCGAGTATTCACGCGCAAGCACTACCGGTAATTGGCAAGATATCTTTAAATAGGAATTATAATTATGTCAGAACAACAACAGCAAGAACAAACAATCACTTTCAAAGACGTAGCATACAATGTAAGTGATCTCACTGAAAAAGCAAAGTACTTTGTATCTCAGCTTCAGGATCTTCAACAGCAAGGCGTTGTAAACCGAGCTAAACTTGATCAAGTTACAGTAGCTACTAAGGGCTTCGAAGATTTGCTAGAACAGGAACTCACTGCAAAAAGTGAATAAGTAGTAAAAAGCAAAAGGGGCATTACGCCCCTTTTGTTTATTCAGTCCAAGGCATTCCTGAAATGCTTACAGGCTCTTTTTGAATCTTAATACTAGCTGCTAGATTATCTTCAAGTGCTTCAAGATCTAGGGTGCTTGCAACCCACGCTATAACAATCTCTTTCGTGAGTTCTTCAAAGGGCACAAAGCCCTCTACGGTAGGATCTGGTGTAAAAGAGCAAGTACCATAGCTACTGGCACTAAATTCTCCGTCTTGTTTAGCTGCTCTCCAATGAGCGATTGTTACACCGCCATCCTCTGCATTTCTTTCTAATTGTGCTATCGTTAATTCCATAATAGAGTCTCCTTTCTATTTATAAGTATAA